TTTTGCTGCATCATCTGCTGAATCTGAGGGTCCTGAGTCAGGGCTTGGTGAACAGACAAGTGTGCATCGTGGTCCTGATACATGAACGCCTTGGCGGGCTTGCCCTTCAGCAAGAACATGTTCTCGGACACCGGGTCCTTGGGTTTCTGATCTTCTTCCAGAGGGACGATCTTGTTGGCATTCTTGATGCCAATGACCTCCAGCATCTGACGGTGAAGCACAGGCAGGTCGTAGATCTGAGGCGCACTTTGGGCGAGCTGAAGCACAGCTTGGTACTGAACAATCCTCTGGCCCATCGTGGCCGCATTCGGATCGCTTACAGGAATAATCTCAACATGCTCGAAATCTTCCTTCTTAGCTGCGCGGCCATGTTCACCACTTACCTCGTATGCATATGTATCGTCGGCATAATCGCGCACGATACCCTTGAGGAGCTTAAACTCCTGTTTCAACGAGAAGTGGACGCGGGCTTGCACGGCGCTCATAACCTTGAGCATTCGCTCAAGGATTGCCATCGTTGTGCCGACGGGAGCCTGTGCCGACATGTCCGAGATCTTGAGGTCCGCGATGGAAGCGAGTCGTCGCCCGTCCTCGATGATCTGCCCAAGAAGCGCGTTTAGTACCTGACTCGGCTCCTTGTACGGCAGGGGCAGGATGTTGTCCCGGATACTGCCGCTGGGCACATCTACGTCACGGAACTCACCCGGAGCAATCGGGGTGTCGTCGCCTTTTACACGCAGGCCGCGAGATTTAAGACCACCGGGCAGATTGGAAAGAGTCCCGGCATCGACAAGCTGGCGAAGAATAGATGTACCAGCGCGAGCGTACCCACCAACGATATGAATAAGGCCAAGGCCATAAAAACCAAAACCCGGAATGTAATTGTAATGAACGAAATGTTGCCGCTTGAGTCTCTGGGGATCATCTTCAAGGTAATTACGCCGAACGGCTAGAACCGTCCCGGTGCCTTTCTCAATCGTGACGATATAGGGCAGAGCAATGCCAGTAGGCTCGCCGTCTTTGTCTTTATCCTCGTATCCTTCCAGATCGAGGTTAACGTGCATCTCCAGAATCCGGTACCGATCATCCTCGGTGGCGCTATAGCCCTGCTCTTCGGCTTTACGCTTCTCGATGTCGTCTAGAGTCTTTTGAGGCTCACCCAGCTCTTCATCCCGATAAAAACCCGCGACCTGCAACTTACGCAGCTCGTTCTTGGTTTTACGCATCACGTGCGTGACACGCTCGGCACTCTCAATATTAGAGGCACCGTAGGGCACAACAACGTCTTCTGCCGGGATGAAAATCGAAGTCTGGCGACCAAGCGACGGGTCAAAATAGACTTTCTTGAACGCTGAACCCGAGATACCCAGCGTATACAGCATCCGCTCGTGCTCAGGCCGGTACTCGACCATAGCCTCAGTGAGCTGGTAGTTCATCTCCTCGCGCACGCGAGCAGCAGCTTCTTCTTTCTCGCGGGTGACTTTACCCACGATCTGCGTCTTGACGGGACCCGACGACGGGAACGTCTCCATGATGGCCTCAGACTGGAACTTGATCGCAGCCTCGTTCAACAGGGGGTGGAACACACCACACGCACCCTCCCAAGGCTCAGACCGCTCCTCGTACTTGAGACCCAGAAGCTCAAGCCCTTTAATATATGTGTCCACCCAGTCTTTGCGGCTGGCAACGTCGGCATCGAAGTTGGCAAGTAGATCACTGGAGAGTGAGGACAACACGTTGTCCTCCAGCACCTCGGCAAGGTTCTCGTCGAAGCTGCCCTCGGCACCTTCATCATCTTCCGGCTCAATCGTGATCTCGACGCTTCCGTCGTCCAGAGTCACCATGTCCGGGTTCTCGATTTCGATTTCGAGATCCGGCGCGTCTAGCTCCTGCAACCCAAGGGGCGCTTGATAGGAGGCTTTGTCAATGTTGTTAGCCATGTTTGCCTTTAGTAAAAGCCACCGCGCCGTCTGCTACGGAACCACTGAATCTCTTCAGGCTCATCACTGGGGAGTCTCAAGAACCCACCCTGTCTGAACCTGAGCAACGCCGCAGTCGAAGAGTCCACCATGTCGTCGTGAGTGCCAAAAGGAAACGAGGCAACCTCCTCGATAAGCTCTCTGGCCCAACGTGTATCCGGTGCCCACACCATACCAGAAGAGAATAAATCTGATACAGCGTTAACGCGAGCAATCTTGTCTTGGCCTTTACCCGGCGTAAACTCAGCCACGGGGATGCCCATTGACCGCAGCTCCTGATATAGAGCAGCTCCGTTGGACTTCTTCTCAACGATGAACGAGTCAGGCTCCCATTCTTTATACTGCTCAAGCACCATCTTCTTGAGTTCAGGAAACTCCATCCGTTCCCGGATGCTCTCCAGCAAGATGATGTTCTTGGTCCCGGACTCCTCGTTGTCGAACACACCCCACACAGTCAGCGAGTTGTAGTCCGAACGGTTGGTTGCCTCTTGGGCTGCGTCCAAGGACATGATGGTGAAGTCGCACGACGGGGGTCTACTCTCCTCCCAGACGTTCCACCACTCCCTCTTAATTAGCGCACCCTCTTCCGAGGTCGGCTGCTGCATGTACTGGGCCTGCCAGTACCGAGGGTCCATACCTGCTTTCTTGGCATACAGCTCTTCGAGCTTCCAGAAGTCAGGCCACAGAGGCTTTTCGTCCGGTGTGCCCTCGTTGATGATCGCAGGAAGCTCAACCACCTCCCACTGATCGGCATCGGGGTTTCGCGTCATGTGGTCAACGAGCTGGCCCGTCAGATCAAGTTTTGACCAACGAGTCATCACGACGATGATCGCCCCACCCGGCATCAGACGCTGAAGCGGACCAGACTGGAACCACTCCCACGGAGGCTTGAAAACCTCGGGCTTGCCTTGCTTGGCTTCTTGTTCAGAGTGTGGGTCGTCAATGATGAAGAGGTCTGCACCGCGTCCTGCCAGCGCACCACCCACGCCGATAGCGAAATACTCACCCTTGTGGTTCGTGCCCCACCGGGAAGCCGACTTTGAGTCCTGTTGCAGTGCAACATCAGGAAACACCTGTTTATAGGCGTCCTCACCCACCAGATTTCGCACTTTTCGACCAAAATCCACCGCCAGATCAGCCGTGTGGGAGGCCATGATGACCTTCTTTTCCGGGTATTTACCCAGAAACCAAGCCGGTGCGAGGTAGCTAATCAGCTCCGATTTGCCGTGTCGAGGGGCGATATTGACAATAATCCGCTTCTTTTCGCCTCGGGCAACGGCCTCGAAGAGCGAAATCAGCTTCTTATGATGAGCCCCGAACTTGTAGTTGGGGTAGACATGCTTGATGAAGGACGTAAACGACCCCCTCGCATCGCCCATCTGCTTACGCTTCTCGTATTCAGATAGCAGCTCAAGCACCCGAACCTTCTCGTCGGGTGTCATCGTCGGCAGTTGACTCTTGAGGGCAGCGATCTTGAACGGTGTCAGCACGAGTCCTCGTCCTCTGCCTCATCCTCTTCAGTCTGCACCGTGCCCATGTCCACAGTCAGACGTTCGATCCGGTCCATGATCTCGCGTTCGATCTCTTCGGTGGACTTTTGCTGGATCGTAATCTCGGTGCGCTTCTTGAACGCATCGACCCCGTCAATCTCACCCAAAGCCTTGAGCGCATTGATCCGGGTTTCGGGTTTGACGGCCTTCATCGACTCTTCGATAAGTCGGTTGACCACGTAGAGCTTCAGGTTCGCAAGCTCTTTGACCACCATGCCGTCGTACATGGTGACCATCCCGGCCAGATAGGCAAGGGTCTCGTTGGGGTACGAGGACAGTGGCAGGCGGTTATTGCTGTTGGTGATAAAGAGGTCAATGGCCTTTTGCCGTTGCACGGGGTCGGGCATCAACTCTTGACCTGTCAGGTCAGCAATCAACTTGGCAGTGGTGGCGCGAACGCGCACCTCTTCCTCCTCCGTCATGTCGGGGAGGGTGTCCTCTGTATCAAACGGGATGGGAATCCCGGATTCAATCTCAGGAGTGAACATATCGCATCGGTAGAACCGAGAGTGGCTGCGATTGTAGCACTGAGTTTTTGTTTTAGGGGAGGTTGGGACTCCTACCCGGGGGGTGTTCCCATATTCGCGCTCTGCGACGGTCTGGGAAAAACGACTTTTGTTCGGGAAAGCCGGCTTTCAAGAATCGCCAAAACTTGTATTGTAAAGATAGACCTCGGACTTCTATTTGAAAAATAGGTCGTCGTTTGAGCGAATCCCGGGGGGTATGGGGGGCGATGGTACCAAGCTGCGATTAGGGGGGTGCCCACTAGGGTTCCCGGCCCCAAAATTAAGTCGACCGACTTAAAATTGACAATATATGCTTGCCATTGTATAGTTCGGATACACCAATTCGGTGTGACAACAAGGAAATGAGATGAGCGATACCAACGAAACCAACGTGACGTTTGCTGATTTGTGCGCAGCGTACAAGGCTGTCGGCGCGTCCGACAAAAAGTCGGATTCGACCTTGATCAGCGCCAGCAAAATGCTGCTCGCCCTGTATACCACGAAAGAATCATTCGCTGCCGCGTCGGCCGAAACGCATGCTGCGCTGAAAGCATCCTACATCTCGGGCCGGTTCGCAGGCGACGCAGCAAAGCGTAAGATCATCAGCGCCAGCAAAAAGGCGATGAAGACTTGGTCCGACGAGCAGAAGAAAGAGCGCCAGCGATTGCAGGCTACCGTGAACAAGGCGTGGGACCGCATCATTGGCCACGCATACAAGGTCGAGGAAACGACCGTGGTCGAGGGCGAGGGTGAGGGCGAGGGCGAGGGCGAGGGCGAGGAAGGTCTGACGAAGGGCAAGTCGCCCAAGGTCGACAAGTGGGCGGAGAAGCTGTCTGCAATGATAAAGCAGGCGCAGGGTGACGAGGGTGTCGAGGGTGTCGACCTTCCCGGGTTCATTGTGGCACTCAGGGCCGCCCGGTCGTTCTTGACCTTGTCCGACGCGGCAGCGAAGGGCGAGTAAACCTTAGGGGCCGGGTGACCGGCCCCATCCTACTTTTGGAGATGACGATGAGCCCGATGAATTTTTCTACCCTTCATCTCGACTATCAATATTTTTGGGTAGTCGCAAAGATGAAAGCTTTTTTCACGAAGCCCGGTCAGATTCGGTTCATGCTCGA